GTCGAGAGACCCCTCCTTCGTCAAAGGAGAGATACCTAGGTAGAAATACTTAGTGTCCAAAAATTGACTGGACCCCCCAACTTGGCACCCGCCAATTAAGACGAGATTTTACGAGTCAACGTTCCCTTCCGTGTTTATCCTACTCACAGCCAAACCCCAAGACAACAATTTAATGTCCGCTTGGCGACTGTATAGGCACGGCGCGTTTGTTCTCAACCCATGAGCTCCCTGAACCGGGAAACGCTCAAACGAAGAACAAGTCAAGCTCCCACGGAGCGGCATCCAGGCCCTCCCTCCAGGCTTCGGTTAATGTCCAGAGATGTCGATGCAAAGGTTCCGAAAGATACTCCTCGAGTTTCATCTTTCGTACTTTCTTTCCCGACGTCTCCATCTTTATCCGATTCCAGAGGTCCCATTCCAACTTTTCAATTCCGTTGTATGGGGCGAGCCAGGAGACCATGCTCCTGAAACTTGCTTGTGCTTCCCCTACCAGCTCAGTGATGTTACGCCAATAGTAGCCCTCGCACTTGGGCAGTTCGTTTTCATCGAACGCCTCCGACATACAGGGGAATACGCGTCGAACGTATGCTTGTTGAAACTTAGCATACCTGTAGACACGTCCCTTAGAAGGTAGCCTTGCCTTTCCTTCTTTGAGATACTGTGCAATGATCATTTGTCGCACATTGTATCCCTCGTACGTCGTCCCATGCGAACCCGCTACTGGGTGAGCACCGAGACCGCCATGTTCACGTGGCCCAAAGAGATTGCGGAAAGTCTGCTTTAACAAAGACTTCCAAGAACAGATGAAAATCTGTGACGCAATCCCCTTGTACTCCGCTCCCCTCACGAAATCATCGTGCATCACTCCCAAACTTTCGAGTCTCTCAAGATTGTTGTCCTTAGCATTCTGACATAGGAGCCCAAGGTTCAAGAATTTGACTTCTTTCAACTTATGTTCTGTCTCTGACCACGAATAAACACGTGTGTTCAGAGTTATGAACTCAGAAGAATAGTAATTCTTACCGAGGGACGGCTCCAAGCCAACCTGTGGAACGAGACTCTTCCAACGCTGGTACTGCGGTGACGTCGCAGCAAATCCGATGTCGTCACCGTTAATGAGAACTCTGTCGAAACGACCCCCCTTCCCCAAACCATCGCAACTCACACCGTGAGTCAACTCGGTTGCGTGCCGCCATATTGCAAAATTGGCGATACACAGAATAGGGAAGGACAGTAGAGAACCCATCAACTGTCCACGCTCCATTTTGTATTCTCCCAGTTCATCGTCGACTATAGTGAGGCCTGTCAGGCTTCTTCTAGCGAGCATAATGAACTCGGGGGAGCGCGAGAAACGACCCTTCATGTTTCCTAAAATGACGTCAATAATAGTTTCAGTGACGTCAGAATGAAGGTTGTCGGTTGCTGCAGAGTAGTCTCCTGAGACATACTTTGCGCCGGGAAAGAGAGTGATGTCATTAATGACATCCTCCGAGATGGGCGTACCAATAAGTCGGAAGGCTTCATGTTTCCGAAGCCTGCCATGTATCATTTTTTGTAACGGCTTGAGTACCGTGCAATGCCAATTGTTCTTAGTTATGACCCTTGCCTTTAATGGGTCTTCAACTATTTCAACTTTTGCCTTCAGAACAGAAGGCTGATGGTTGATAGCGTATTCCATGTAAGTGGAAGGATCGCGAACATTGGGATGCATTGGTACGTAGTCTGTCGGTTGAATCGGACACTGTTCGAACCGATAAGACGACATTCCGTTGTCATCAAATTGATACGCTTGAGCACCACCATTTGCTTTTGTGGACTCAAGACATGACTTATTGGTGACCGCATACGTCGGAATGGGACCCCTGTCCCATCCGAGGGGGAACAGTTCATTCGCCGTACGGGCGAGTTCGTCTAAAAGACGATGCGAAGTTTTCGCAGGACTAGTTAGTCGTTTCTTCAAATCAACGCGCGCTTGACTCCTCAAAGACTCAGGGAGTGCAGGCATATAGCGCTTGAGTTGCAGTATTGACATGGCGAGACTGATCTGTCTCCTAGTCGTACGATAGTGGTTCGCAAATATCCTTTTGATGAACCTCCCATACTCATGCGTGAACAAGGTAGAGCCCTCTGCTAAGAAGGGCGGCCGTTCTGGCATTTGGTCATCTTTTCCTACGATGGGCATGTACAGAGCCGTTAGATATTTTACTACCTTGACAGCCTCTCCATCATCATATTTCGACAAGAGATCCACAATATGATCTATGGAATCCCTCTCCGATGACGTTCGTACACGGTAACCCTCGCAGGTTAAGAGTACCCGAATACCACGAACTACCGCCGTTGTCAGTTCTTTGACAAAGGAAGTTTTGAACGTTACTGTCGGTCGATTCAACGAGTCTACCAGTCTCGCAAATTTAACCATTTCGCGTCAGTGAAAGCGGTTACTATGATCGCTCTGTCTAGCAACAGAGAAGTGAATTATTCCCGTAACAAG